GCATGGGTTGCTGGAAATACAACTGCCAATACAAGAGACATCGTACAGGCAGAGCTATTAGGAGAACCCGGAGATCCTGAAGATTGGGGAAGAGGAATGATTCCCAAAGACCGAATCATACAAACAGACAGGATGCCCGGAATTCCTAATGCCATAAGTGCCATTACTGTACGCCATAAATCAGGGAGGAATTCTAAACTCTGGTTCAAGTCTTACGAACAGGGAAAAGAACAATGGATGGGTAAAGCCGTAGATATAGTATGGCTGGACGAAGAACCACCCCAAGACATCTATTCGCAGGGACTACGTGCGACCTTAAAAACCAGAGGGCTTATATTCATGACTTTTACACCAGAGAAAGGCATGACCAACGTAGTCGCCCAATTTATGAACGACCTAAAACCGGGTCAGCAACTTTATCACGCATCTTGGGATGATGCGCCACACTTAGATGAAGAAGCAAAACAAGAAATATTATCAGCACTTCCTCCGCATGAAAGAAATATGCGATCAAAGGGGATTCCTGTTCTTGGTTCAGGTTTGGTATTCCCGATTGACGAAGACAGTATTAAGGTTCCTTCATTTCCACTTCCCAAATTTTGGCCGAAAATCTGTGCTATCGACTTTGGTTGGGATCATCCGTTTGCTTGTGTTTGGGTTGCTTGGGACCGTGATTCTGATACTGCATACGTCTACGATGTTTATTCTGTACGTGCTGAAACTCCTGTTACACACGCTCATGCTATTAAAACGAAAGGGGATAAGATTCCTTGTGTCTGGCCTCATGATGGTATGCAACATGACAAAGGATCTGGTGAACCGCTTTCTAAGCTTTACCGCAAGCTCGGTGTTAACATGCTTGGTAGTCATTTCACTAACCCCGATGGTGGTAATAGCGTTGAGCCGGGAATTATGGAAATGCTCCAAAGAATGCAGTCAGGCAGGCTTAAAGTATTTGACCACTTGGGGGATTGGTTTGCGGAACTCCGAATGTACCACAGAAAAGACGGAAAAATCGTAAAAGAACGTGATGATATTATGTCTGCAACTAGATATGCAGTTATGTCTTTACGTTATGCTTCAGTTGGTGTAGATAAAAAAAGAGTTGACCACGCATTCGGATCTATGGATCATGAATACGATTTCTATGGAGTGCCTAGTAACCGTAGTGAATCTTTTAAACCAATATCAGCAGTAGGATGACATGGAACATATTGAACTTTTAGAACAACTAAGACCTTGGGATTGTGAGCAATTCCCTAAATCAAAAAACATCTGTTTTGGTGGTGGTGGTGGAGATCCTATCACTAAAGCCGTAAAAGCAGTTACAAAGCCTATTAATGAAGTAGGCGCAGGTGTTTCTAATGTAGCTTCCGCAGTAGTTGATCCTGTAGCTAAAGGTGCTAGTTCTGTTTTGGACCCTGTTGCTAGTGGATTAGGAAATGTAGCAGGTGGAATTAATGAAGGAATTTCAAGTGCAGTTGAAGGAATTGGTGGAGGAATTGACACAATAGGCCAAGGAGTAAAAAGTGTGGCTGATCCTGTAGCTGGAGCTTTGCATGGAGCTATGGACAGAAACATTGGTCTTGAATCTGCTTTTGGCAAAAACCTTACTGCAAATATGCAAGCCATCAACCAAGGCATTAGCCATAATTTAGGACAAGTCGGTAATATTGCTCATGGAGTTGGGCAAATGGCTCTTGGTTTATTAGGTGGTGGACCACGAGGTGGCGGTGGCGGTGGTGCTTCTGCTGGTGCAGGTGGTGGAGTAATGGGAAGAGCTACAGGTGGACTCCAAAGACTTGGAGCATCTAAGCTACAAATGAGAAAAGCAGGAATGGGACGTAGACAGACCTATTTAACTAAAGGGTAATGGACAACGAACAATCATCCTTATTTACTTCCTTAAACAAGGAACTGTCTTCTCTTAAAGAAGCCAGAAGGAATTGGGAAGAACAATGGCAGAACATAGGTGACTTGATGTCTCCTAATAGGGGAGATTTTGTTGCTTTACGTTCTGTTGGTGAGAAAAAAAGAGAAAAAATCTTTGACTCTACACCATTACGTGCATTAACCAGATTTAGTTCTGGGATGCATAATCTGCTTACTCCATCTTCTCAGCATTGGTTTGAAATCACTTTAAAGAATTCAATCCTTGCACAAGATAAGGATGTTCAGTTGTGGCTGGAAGAAATTACGAGGTTGGTCATTGAAGCATTCAATCGACCTCATAATAACTTTCATCCTAGTATGCACGAATACCTTCTAGACCTTGGAGCCTTTGGTACTGGAGTTATGTATATCAAAGATGTTCCAGCAGAAGGACCGCATTATATGACTTTCCCATTGTATGATTGCTATTTAGCAAAAAACGAACTTGGGAGAGTTGATACGATTTATCGTGTCTACGAACATACAGCAAAAGAGCTTTTTGAAACTTGGGGAGATCAAGTCCCTGAAAAGGTTTTGAAAGCTAGAGAAAGAAATGCAATCTATGACAAGTTTGCCTGCTGTCATGTAGTCAAACCTAGTCATACGTTTAAAGAAGCACCACAGAATAGATTTCCATGGACTAGCATATATTTTATGCCAGATGAAAAGGAGATTCTTAGTGTTGGTGGTTTTAATGAATTCCCATTTATTTGTAGTAGATGGGAAAGAAACTCCTTGGAAACTTATGGAAGAGGTCCGGGAGGTGAAGCACTTGCTGATGTAAAAATGCTTAATGAGATGGAGAAAACCTATCTTAAAGCATTACAGAAAATGGTAGATCCTCCGTTAATGGTTCCTGATGATGGGTTCATAAACCCTGT